TTATGCATAGATGTCTAAAAAGTTTTTAAAGATTTGATGGCCATGTTGACTCAAAATGGATTCAGGATGGAATTGCACGCCTTCAACAGGAAGTGTCTTATGTTTAACGCCCATAATTTCTTCCATTGAGCCATCTGCTTCATTAGTCCAGCATGTTACTTCAAGGCAGTCAGGTAGCGTTTCCTGATCAATGACCAACGAGTGATAACGAGTTGCCGAGAATGGGCTAGGCAGATTAATGAAAATACCCTTATTGCTGTGGTACATATCAGATAAACGTCCGTGCATCACCGTTTTGGCTCTTACAATTTTTCCGCCAAAAGCTTGCCCGATACTTTGATGTCCTAAACACACGCCAAGCAATGGAATTTTTCCGGCAAAGTGATTAATTGCAGGAATTGAAATACCAGCTTCACTTGGAGAGCAAGGACCAGGACCAATCACGAGGTATTTAGGTTGCCATCGTTCAATATCCTCTAATGTGACTTGATCATTGCGAACTACTTTTACTTCCTGATTCAACTCGCCAAAATACTGGACGATGTTGTAGGTAAAAGAGTCGTAATTGTCGATCATTAGAAGCATTTTAGATTCAACTCACTAATATATAAAGGGATTTTATTTTGGGGTGATTTTGATACTCAATTTGGTACTCAATATTGAAAAAGTACCTATCTCATTGTATAAAATAAAGCCACCTCAATAGGTGGCTACTTTACCAGATTCTTTTGTGTCTGTAACGACAGATTGCACGTAGGACAATAACCAAAAACTTTTTCGCCCATCCTTGTATGGCCTTTGGTATCTGCCTTCACGAATCCGAGCGTCTAGAGTTTCAGGTTCGATATTGAGCATGTGTGCAAATTCTTCACGACCAACTCGGCGTTCTTCTTTTGACTGAGCAATACGTTCAGCTACAGCAACAATCTTTTCTAGAATGCTAGCCTCTATTTTAACTATTTGTCCCATTTACCCCTCCTTACTTTCCGCTTTACCATCTTTCACACCTTGTTCATAAATAAGCTGAAAGATTGGCTTCGTCTAACAGCCAGTATTTAAGATGGTTAGCCATTCTGGATATGAAGCGTTGTGAAGATGACAAGAATCTTATGTCACAGGTATCTGGAATACCCAGAGAACGTTTTGATTTATATGAACAAAGAAAACAATCCGTTCGGAGAGAACGCAATAAAAAAGCCTGATGGTCAAGATCAGGCTTCTTAATTCACAAATTTAGGAACCCATGAATATGCAAACTAATTTATCAAATCAAACGTCCAAACACAACTTACAAGAGTTTTTAGTGGGTGATGTAGTGGTACTTACTGAAGAGTGCCGTAGTTTTAAATCAAATGATTTGTTTGAAGTCAAAAATAAAACCTTGACTAGTTTATGGACCATCAAATCAGAGAATCATTTGATTCTGGTTTCTTCAAAAGAAATCCGCACAGCAACAGTTGCTGAACTTAATGCCAAACGCCGACTAACAAGCGCTGAGCAAGCATTAGCGGAGGTGTCATGAGTACCTCTGAACAACAACAAAAGAATATTCAATCCTGGCATGAACCAGCATTAAGAACTTTGTCTGGTTTGTTGAAAAAACGAAAGGAAAATTTAGCTCGTCAAAACCGTGATGTAAATAACGCTGCCGTAACACGTGATGAGTTTATGCAAGCTTTGGTGGATCAACACGGAAAGCATGGTCTTTATCTGGTCCATGCTGGTCAAATCATTTCAAGTTTATATCGGGCTAAACGGATCCGTTATTTGGGCAGCACTTTTATTCAGATGAATGAAGGCGGTGAAGCATGAATACATTTGTTGATGCTACACGTTCTTTCAGAACTCAGTTTGATCTGAATTTCTCGGAAAAAATCATTGTTGATTTCTTTGCGGGCGGCGGTGGTGCAAGCACTGGTTTAGAAATGGGCTTAAACAGACCTGTTTATGTTGCTGTAAATCATAACCCTAAAGCTATTTCTATGCATGAAGCTAATCACCCCCATGCTAAGCATTATGTTCAAGATGTATTCGCAGTAGATCCAGTTGAAATATGCGATGGCTATCAAGTGGGTTGGTTTCATGCAAGCCCAGACTGTACACATCACTCGCAAGCCGCTGGTGGTCAACCACGTAAAAAAGAAATACGCGACCTTTCATGGGTGGTTCTTAAGTTCGCAGGCAAGGTTAAGCCCGACGTTATTAGTTTGGAAAATGTTGAGCAGATCCTTAATTGGGGTCCACTTATTGCTAAACGCGACAAGGTCACTGGACGTGTTATTACTTTAGAAAAAATCGAAGTGAACGGTAAAAAGGTGCATCGAGTTGCAGAACCTGGTGAACATGTACCAAGAAATAATCAGTTCTTAGTGCCAGATCCAAGAAAGAAGGGTAAAACTTGGCGCCACTTTGTGCGTAGTCTTCAACGACTTGGTTATGTTGTGGAATGGAAAAAGATTATAGCTGCTGACTATAGCGCTCCAACAATACGTAAACGTTTGTTCATGGTTGCACGTTGTGATGGACAATCAATCGTTTGGCCAGAAGCTACGCATGCAAAAAAACCTAAACGTGGTCAGAAAAAATGGCGTGAAGCAGCTGAGTGCATTGATTTTAGTGATTTGGGTAATTCTATCTTTGATCGCCCAAAACCTCTTGTTGATGCGACTTTGAGACGTGTTGCAAGAGGAATGAAAAAACTCGTACTTGATGCCAAAAAACCATACATCGTAAAAAATGCAGCACCATTTATTGGGCGTGACTTTAATACGAGTTTTGGTCATGCAATCTCCGAGCCATTAGGCACAACAACTGCTGGATATGGTGGACATAGTTCTCTAATCAGCCCAATCTTAGCTCCATTTTTAACAGAGTTTGCAAATGCATCACACCAACGGAATTGGGGCATTTTCGAGCCCTTAACAACGATATGCGCTCAAGTTAAGGGTGGTCATCATGCGTTAGTGGCACCAATGCTTGTACATGTAGGACATGGCGAAGGAACACCTGATAACCCACGATGGAGCCAAGGTTTTGACTGCATTAGTCAACCTTTAGGTACAGTAACAGCATCAGGTGCTCAACGTAACTTAGTTACAGCCTACATGATGCAGGCTAACGGTGGATTTAACGAAACGGCAGGTCACGATTTACGTGAACCGTTAACGACAATCACAAATAAAGGAAGCCAGCAGCAGTTAGTTACTGCCAAGTTGAGCAAAGATAACTATAAAGGCGCTCTTCGTGTAGCTGCATTTTTAATTAACTACTACGGCAATGGAGACGCAAGAAGTATCACTGAGCCAATGGATACGATCACTACTAAAGATCGTTTAGCCCTAGTTACTGTTTGGATCAAAGGTGAACCTTGGGCAATTGTTGATATCCGTATACGCATGCTTAAACCACGTGAACTTTTTAGAGCGCAGGGGTTTCCAGATTCATACGTAATTGAATACGGGAGCGATGGAAAGCCTCTATCTAAAAAAGATCAAGTCTTTATGGTTGGTAACTCCGTTTCTCCATATCCAATGGCTGCTATCGCCAGAGCAAATAATCCATTTATTACGCAACAAATTAAGGGGGCCGCATGAATTATTACCAACACCATATTGGTGACTTTAACAATGCGACTCGCCACCTCAGTTTAATTGAGCGTGCGATTTACCGCGACTTATTAGACATGTATTACGACACGGAGAAGGCGATTGATGCATCAAGCATTGATCGTCTAGCACGTCGTTTGCAATGTACTACCGAAGAGCAAAAAGAAGCTCTCAAATATGTACTTGATGAGTTTTTCATTCTTGAAGAAGGTGTTTATCGCAATAATCGTTGTGAACGAGAAATTGCTGAATATCACGGGAAAAAGAAACAAGCGAGTGAGGCTGGTAAAGCGTCTGCTGCAAAACGTGCAGCGAAAAAGAAAGGTTCGTCCAACAGTGGTTCATCAAAAGATGATCAATCGTCTAACGAAAATTCAACGGTCGTTGAAAATCCGTTAAACGAAGAACAAACGGGCGTGCAACCAACCAATAACCATAAACCATTAACCATTAACCAAGAACCAATTATTGATAGTAGTGGTAATACGCGTGGAGAAAATTCGCAATTAACTCCAATTCAATTTGCTCAGTATCAGATCGATGATCACAAGCGTTATTCAATGCGTGAATTCATTTCTGAATACAGCGAGTTTCAATACGATTTCATCTCACTTGCTCAACAAAGATTTGTTTCTGTACCTGAAATCGACTTGAAAACCATGATTCAAAATTTCGGTGACTGGTACTTTGCAAACGAATCAAGTTCGTTGAATACACCAAGCATCTGGTTGGTTAAGTGGTTCTCTTGGGTTCAAAACAACGAGAAACAAGTTGCTGCAAACCGCAAGAAACAAGAGCAAATCACTTCAACCGGTCAAAAACCACAAGAGTCGGGTTACTTCGCTAATCTTTTTGAAGAACAGAGCGAATCTCAAATCGTGGATGTAACCCCAGCAAAAAAGTTTCCAATGATTGAGGAGGTAGGTCATGCATGAGATTACCTTGAACGAAGTGCGTCAATTAATCGCTTCTCTTCGCACTGTTTACGCTGCTCAGTTCAATAAGCAATTTCCAGCAACAGGCGAAAGTGCAATTCCTCTGTCAGTGGTTGAGCAAATCGCACTTAAAACACTGGTTGGCGTTCAACAAAACCAATTTAACAACGCACTTGCTCGATTACTTACAGCAGGTGGACGCTTTATGCCGTCATTTGCCGAGTTTCGCACCTGGTGTATCGGTGAAAGTTGGATGTCTCCAGAAGAAGCTTGGTCTCGCGCATGTAAGTTTACAACTGACCGTTCCGTGGTTATTACCCAAATCACTAAGTACGCCTTAGACGAGGTTATGTATTTGATCGAAGCCGGCCAAATGCGAGCAGCTCAAGATAATTTCTTTGGTACATACAATGTCATGGTGGCGAAAGCGCAGTTAAAGGGCCGTCAGCAAGAGTTTTACACCCCACCGCTACAACTAGAACACAAAGAACCTAAACACGTTCCTGTGAGCAATGACGAAGCGCAAAAGCATCTCCAATCATTGATGGAACGTTTAAAAATCAATGGTCGTAAACCTGCACCAGTACAAAAGCTTAAGGCTAAGGAAAAAGAGCCAGAACTCAAACAAGAGCTAGGTCCAGATCCTTTTGACAATCCGCACGAATACGCAGAGATGTGCCGTCGTGAAGGTATGCCAATTCCTAGAAATATTCTTAAGTTAATTGAAGGGGCGAATGTATGAACAAATTCGAGATTTTAGCGTGGGGGTTACTCATTTCATTTTATACAGCCGCTATTTGTGGGGCGGTGGTTTTGTGGTGGTTAGCAAGAAAGGAGACGTTTGAAGAATGAGTTCAATGAGCCTTGCAGATTACCGCGCAACATGTCCGAAAGCTCAAAAAGTTAAAAAGGGTCGAAACAAGTTTAATGCTTCGAAAATTAAATTGGATGGAATGACTTTTGACAGTACTAAAGAATACAAACGGTATATCGAGCTAAAGGCTCTACAACAACGAGGTGAAATTAAAGAATTGCAGCATCACACAAAATTTGAATTGGCACCGAAGACAAAATTAGAAGGGGAGAAACGAGCTAAACCAGCACTTAGATATTTTGCCGATTTCACTTATTTCACGACAGCAGGTGAATACGTTGTTGAAGATGTGAAGTCTATAGCTACACGCAAGCTACCGAGTTACCGAAATAAAAAACACCTGATGAAAACAGTTCACAATATTGATGTGAGGGAAGTTTAAACATGAATGCAAAAGTTAATAACAAGACAATGGATTGGTCTAAACGTTCTGCTCATCAATGGTTGGAACAATATGGTCTATGGGTAAGATCAACAAAATTTAAAGTTTCTGCTAATCCTTTAGCATGTCTAATTGACCAAAATGACACAACTAGAATTAGATCAAGTAAGATCTCTATGCCATGCGAAATTGAAGATTATGAGGCAGTTGAAGTAAGTAAACTCTTGGCTAAAATGCATAACGATAATAGGGAATTTCTACAAGAAAGAGCTTGGTTTTTAATACTTTACTATGAAAATAATTGGTCGTATTTAACAATTGCCAATGTACATAGATGTAGTAAAGCAAAAGTACGTGCTGAGATTGATAAAGGCTTGGCATATTTGGATGGAAAAATTGAGGTGTTGCAATCTTGACAGTGCAGCACACTTGGTTTAGATTTGTGATATGGTGGGACGAAGTTATAAGCGTTGCACCAAAATTTTTTAAAAGCTCGCCAAATGGTGAGCTTTTTTTGTTTTGTGCTATAGTCCAGTCTAATTAGAATTTGGTACTTAAAATGAATATCTGTGTTGGTGGTGAACTAGATGGGCAAAAGATAGAGAAAGAAGGCAGATTACTAAAAGCTTCTGATATCGACCCATCTTTTAAAACTGAGTACTACAAGCAAGTTTTTAACCGCGACAACATTAACTATCATTTTTGGCTGCCAATTGGATCTGACTTACATGATATGTCTGAGAAAGTTCTAAATATCATTAGATCACCTAAAAACTAGTTTTATCGTTTGCCGGACGTATTACGGCGCAAATGGCCCCGCTACATACTAGTTATTGGCGGGGTTTTTTATTAAATTTTAATTGAATTTGCTAAGGATAAAGATGTATAAAGATATTATAAAATCCAATAATTATATTATTAATTCAATAATTTATTTAAAATTAAATTAATCGAATTTAAACAATATTTACTTAGATGATGCATTAGGTGACTCAAATAAACATGATTTTAGGAGAATAATTAAAAAAACGGAGTACAAATGCTATGAATGAGAATGTAGAGCTAATAAATTACATTGATGTAGCTGAGACAGTTTACGAACGAGTAAATGAAAATAATAAAATTTCAAATAATTTGATTGTTAATCTAAATCGCATTATGGCTGAGATAAAGAATCAAGCTGCAGAAAAAAGACTCAAATTGAAGTACAGCTCAATAGACTTTGAACATTGTTTAAGTTTGCCTTTAGTTGATCGCAAAATAAAAGTAGATTTAAGCCTTATACCTCATTTTGAAGATCGTGAAGAAAGTATTTTGTGGTTAACTAACTTTATTGGAAAAATTTGTGAGCCCAGAAAGATGCAAAGACAGAAAAAAATCTTCATTAAGTACCTGTGAATTTTAGATGAACCGCCCTTAAAGCGGTTTTTTATTGCTAGTAGAATATTTAAGGTACCTTTTCTAATAGGCATATACTATTAAAGTGTTTTTTATTTATTTTTTAGATTGAAAAGATTGCTATTTGAGTAATTTAAATATAAAAATCTTTATTGATTGAGAGTAGTTGTTATACAGGATATTTATAAGGATTTTAAAATGACAATTATCACATTGCTCGATGTTAAGACGAAGAAGAAGGTGGTAGTTCGGTCCGTAATAGACCCAATAGCAAGAATAGACAAAAAAGGGAATATACAAATTATTCAAATTCATAAATGGCTATATGATGAATCTGGAGATTTCGTTGATGAAGACTTATATGAGGCACTCAACAATGGAGAAGTTGGAATATACATAACTTTGCAGTATATGATCATTAATATTGAAAATTAATTATTTTTTATTTTTAGTCAGTTTGAGTTCTTAGTCTCTAGAGCCTAATGGTTACTACACATAAGACCTTATTAAGTATTACCTATTGATGGGCACATATTCTTTATAACTCTTGATAAGTAAAAAAATTATGTAGGCTAAAAATAAAACTATTTAAAAATAAATCTTTATCTATTTAAATATGAATATTTGATATTTTTAATTCAATCCCTAATGCTAGTGCTTAAATATTATGCCAATATGAAGTTGGAGATATTTCCGAATAGATATTTTCTATTTCAGGTCTAAGCGTTTTTTTTGCTAAGCCCATTTCTGAATAAAAATAGGAAGTGGGCTTTTTTATTTTTAAATATTTCAGTATTATCAGTGTGTTGCTTTAAGTAACACTAAACCTTATTGATCAGCGCAAATATCAAAAAAAGGGGGAGCTTGCCTACTAAGCAAGCTTTTTAAATTGATGATTTAAACACAATAATCCATTTTAAAGCTCAATAGAAAGATCAAACTTCCATAGCTTTTATTTGTACTAATTTATTGAATATAATCGTTTTTATAATTTTTAAAATTTTCTTAAACTAAAAATGGAAAATTTCTTGTTGCAACATTGTTATAATAGGACTACCTTAAGAAAAATACTTTATAAAAATGAGGAGCTGCTGAAATGACACAGTATCTCATGTTTGCGGAAAATATTTATAACAAAATTAAAGATGAGGAATTGTTTTCACATGACTGTATTGAAAATATGAACTTACTTATGACATGTATACGCAGAGAAATTAAGGGAACAGAATTTAAATTAAAATATAATTTTATTGATTTTGTTGAATTGTTTAGTAGACCATTAGATGAATGTAAAGTAAAAATAGATGTGAGTTTGATTCCTCCTCATAATTCAGAAGGTGAGTATATTTTATGGTTAGCTGGATTAATCGAAAAAATTACAGAAGGTGGACCTAAACCACCTCCGCCTATAAAGAAATTTATTCCAGAGTATATGAGCTTCAAATCTGAATTAGATTTTTTACCCTTAAATGAGGAAAAAATTCAAAACGAAGGTAAAGAAATTACGGATTACTTTAATTCAAAGCTTTATAAGGCAA